ATCACCAGGCAGGGGTTATTTATGGCCGGAAATGGAAACTCGGGTCGCCCCGGAATGCCGGCGGCGCTCAAACTTTTGCAAGGAAACAAGGGGCGGGAAAATCGTGATGATCTTCTCGCAGAGGTAGCGAGGCCGGCCGTACCGGTGGGCGCGCCGCCACGGCCCGATGTCTTATCCGCTGAAGCGATCGCTGAGTGGGACGAATTGGTCCCCGCGCTGATCTCCCTTGGCATCGTTTCACAGTTGGATTCGATGGCGCTGGCCACCTATTGCCAGGCCGTAGCCGATTGGCGGCGCTACCAGCGGCTGATCACCAAGCGCAATGCAGCATCCGATGACGAATTGGGTGGCGATATCCAAACCTTCAAGACCGGTGCGCAACAGATGCACGTCCTTCGGCAGCTCGCGAACGACGCGGAGAAGCGTGCCAACGCTGCCGGCGCCCAGTTCGGCATGTCGCCAATGTCCCGGCGCAACCTGAAAACTGCCCCGGCACCGCAAGGTGATCTATTCCCAAATGACCAACGAGACGCCGCAGACAAGTACTTCAGCTGACGACCGAGTTACCGGCTTTGCCAAAGCCGTCCTGGCAGGCGAAATTATCGCTGGCCCCAATGTTCGTAACGCTTGCAAACGCCACCTTCGGGATCTTGAGCACGGCCCGTCTCGTGGTTTGATCTGGGATCTTGAGCGCGTCGACCGCGCCCTCGGCTTCTTCGAAGATGTCCTTTGCCTCAACGGGGGCGACTACGAAGGCATGCCCTTCATGCTCGCGCCATGGCAAGCCTTTGTAGTTGGTAGTTTGTTCGGCTGGATGACCGTTGACGGTTATCGCCGGTTCCGACTCGGCTACATCGAGACAGGAAAAGGCTCGGGCAAAAGCCCCCTAGTCGCCGGCATTGGCCTTTATGGGTTGGTGGCGGACGGAGAACAGCGCGCCGAAATCTACGCGGCTGCTACCAAGCGCGACCAGGCCATGATCCTGTTCCGTGACGCCGTATCGATGGTCGACATGTCGAGGAAACTTTGCTCGCGACTTGTGCAGTCTGGTCGCGATGAAAAAGTTTGGAACCTGTTCTACCCGAACACAAACTCCTTTTTCCGGCCCATCAGTGCCGACGAAGGCAAGTCCGGTCCAAGGCCGCATATTGGTTTGCTCGACGAGCTGCACGAGCACAAGAGCGCTTCCACCGTAAACATGATGCGCGCTGGTACCAAGAACCGACGCAAAGCCATGGTCGTGATGATCACCAACAGTGGCTCCGACAAGAAGACGGTCTGCGGCCAGTACCACGATCTGGGCGTCCGGATCTGCGCGGCCATCGAAGATGACGATAGTTTTTTCGCGTTCATCTGCTCGCTGGATGAAGGCGATGACCCGTTCAAGGACGAAGCCTGCTGGCCCAAGGTCAACCCCTCGCTGGACTACATCGCCGAAGGGCAAAGCGATGGCATCCCCGGTCGCAAGTACTTGCGTGAACAGGTCCAGTCGGCCCGAGGGCTACCGGCTCAGGAGTCGGTGGTGCGTCGTCTCAACTTCTGCGAATGGACACAAGCCGATGCCCCGTGGATTTCTTGGGGTGTTTGGAAGCAGGCCGAAGAGCGTGTGCCAATGCGGCTACTGCGCAACCGCCGATGCGTCGGCGGGCTCGATCTAGCCAGCACCACGGACTTGACCGCGTTCGTTCTAATCTTCTGGCCCGCCCCGCACGACCCTCACTGGCGCCTGTTGCCGTACTTCTGGATCCCAGACGACGACCTTCAGGGGCGCGAGGATCGCGACAAGGTGCCCTACGCCATGTGGGTTAAAGATGGGCACCTTGAAACGACCCCGGGCCGGGCCATCAGCAAGCTGCATGTGCTGCGTCGCCTGGCCACGATCTGTGCGTACTTCGACGTCGAGCGCATCGCCTATGACCGGTGGCGCATTGAAGACCTGCTGCAGCTGATGTCCGAGTACGACATCTCGCTGCCAGAAATGGTGGGGTTCGGCCAGGGGTACAAGGACATGGGGCCGGCAGTCGATGAGTTCGAGCGCCGTCTGCTGGGCCTAGCCCCTGAGCAGGACGTGATCGATCTTGATCCCGCTGACTGGGAGGTCATCGAAAGCGAGACAGTTGAAACCCTGCGTCACGACGGTAACCCGGTAATGACCTGGTGCGCCGGCAACGCGGTGATCGTTTCCGATCCAGCCAACAACCGGAAGGCCGACAAGGCCAAGGCGACCGGCCGGATCGACGGCATCGTCGCATCCATCATGGCCGTCGGAATCAGCAGCAAGGCTGCTGGGACGAGTGGCAAATCCATCTACGACGAAGGGGCTGGTATATGAAATTGGGCATCCTGTCATGGGTGGCTGGGCTGCTGGGCTTCAGTCTGCTGGTGTACGGCGTGGCAATGATCAGCACGCCGGCTGCCTGCATTGTTGCCGGCCTAGGTTTGATGGCCTGGTCATTCCTTGCCGATCGTGCATCCGCTGCACTGAAAGCCAAAACCAAACCACCAGGAGGTTGAGCATGTTCTTTTCAAGCGTGCTCGGCGCGGGGCGCGGAAATCTGACAGAAACGAGCGACGGGTTTTGGCGTGGTCTTCTGGGTGGCGGCCGCAACAGCACGGGCGTGAGAGTCACGCCCGAGTCAGCGTTGGGCCTGCCTATCCTGCAAAACTGCGTCACGCTGCTGGCCGAGACCATGGGGCAATTGCCTTGCGAGATGTACCGCCGACTGGATAAGGGCCAGCGCGAAGCCGCCATCAACCACCCGGCGTATGACGTCCTTCGGTATCAGCCGAACGGGTTTCAGACGCCTTATGAATACCGTGAGTGCACGCAAGGCGCTGCCGGCTTGCGTGGCAACGCTTACAGCTTCATTGATCGCCGGGACGACGGAAACGTCGCGGCCCTCTGGCCATTGTGCAACGACAAGGTGCAGGTGCTGAAAGGCGGCGACATGCTGCCCTATTACCGGATCAGCGGCGGTGAAACTCTGCCGATGCGGATGATCCACCACGTGCGGTGGTTCAGCACCAACCATTACGTTGGGCTGTCGCCGATTGAGGTGCATGCCGAATCGCTAGGTCTGGCTCAGGCGGTGCGCCAATACACGGGCAAAAGCTTCGCCAACGGCGTGACCGTCTCCGGTGTGATCGAGCGCCCGCGTGAAGCCCCGGCGATCAAGGATCAAAGCAGTATCGACAAGATTGTCGATCAGTGGGGCCAGAAGTTCGGCGGCATGGACAACGCCAAGAAGGTTGCGTTGTTGCAAGAGGGCATGACCTTCAAGCCCGTCTCCATGAACAACGTGGATGCCGAGGTGCTGGGGATTCTCAAAACCACCGGCACCGATATCGCCCGGATATACAAGATCCCGCTCCCCATGGTCAACGACCTGGAAAAGTCCAACTACAACACCCTTGAGCAGCTGATGATTCAGTTCGTGGTGTTTGCACTGTTGCCCTGGGTGAAGCGTCACGAGCAGTCAATGATGCGGGACTTCCTGCTGCCCGCTGACCGGCGCGAGTACTTCATTGAGTTCAATCTGTCCGGCCTGTTGCGCGGTGACCAGAAGAGTCGCTATGAGGCCTACGCCATTGGACGGCAGTGGGGCTGGCTCAGCGTCAATGACATCCGACGGCTGGAGAACATGCCTCCGGTACCGGGCGGGGATATTTACTTGCAACCGCTGAACATGGTGGACGCAGGCAAGGGCGCCGCTGATTTGACCAACCCCAACGTGCGAGCGCAGCTCGAACTGCAGCACGCTGAAATAGAGAGGATTCTCGCGCAATGAAAAACTACCTGCGAGCCTCCAGCCTGCTGTTCAATCAGCCGCTGTTGGTGACGCCTGACATGTTGGACCTGGGCGTTCGCTGGGCCAACCAGGCAATGAGCTTGAACATCGTCAACATCGGCGCCGTAGCAGGTGCCGGTCTATGGGCGGACGATGGCCTGGACCGCATCGCCCAGCGCGAAGAAGAGCGTCGGACTGCAATTGCGCGCACTGGCATTGAGGTGATTCCGGTCAGCGGTGTGCTGGTCAGTCGCGGCAGCCACGTGAGCATGTGCGAGACGATGACCAGCTATGAAACGCTACGGGCTCAGATTAGCAACGCTGTTGCGGATCCGATGGTCGAGCGCATCGTGTTGGACATCGACAGCCCCGGAGGTTCTGCCGTGGGCGCCTTCGAGCTGGCGGCGGACATTCGCGCCATGGCCCAGCAGAAGCCCATCACCGGCATCGTCAACTTCATGGCCTACAGCGGTGGCTACCTGATCGGTGCCGCCTGTAGCGAGCTGGTGGTGAGCCAGACCAGCGGCGTCGGGTCGATCGGTGTCATCGCCAGCCACATGGATCGTTCCAAGATGGAAGAGGGCATGGGCGTCAAGGTGACCACCGTGTTTGCCGGCGCTCACAAAAATGACCTCAGCCCCCACGAACCGCTGAGCGACCAGTCGCTCAAGTACCTCAACGACGTTGTGCAGGAGAGCTATCAGCTCTTCGTCAATGCGATTGCCGACTACCGCGGGCTCTCGGTGCAACAAGTCATTGCCACTGAGGCGGGCCTGTATCGAGGGCAGGCGGGTATTGCGGCAGGCCTCGCCGATCGCATGCAGAGCCCGCAACAAGCTGTCGATGATTTATCCAACTCGGTGGCCGTGAGCCGAGCCAACCGCCAGCAAGGCCGGCTTTCGGTCCGTGCAGCTGCACTGAATTTTCAAACCCAGATCTGACCGCGTTCGCGGCAGTCGTTCGAAGCCCGCCCTGTGCGGGCTTTTTAATGCCCAGGAGGCACCATGTCCCTTGTACTTCAATTGCGTAGCGAACGCGCCAAACTCAATGAGTCGCTTCAGGCTCTGGCCAAGCTTGAGTCTGGTGGTGAAACCCTGTCGGCTGAGCAACTGACTCAATTCACCAGTCTGGAGGCTCAGTTCAATGCGCTGACTGACAAAATCAGCCGAGCCGAACAGGCTGAGCGAATGGCCGCCGCGAGTGCGGTACCGGTCAGTGAGTCGGCGCAAGGTCGCACCGGTCCACCACCAGGTCATATCTCTGGGTCGGGTCCAGCTGAGGCGCCAGGTGTGCGCATGGCTCAGATGGTTCGGTTGCTGGCGGCCGCCGGTGGCAATCAGCATCAGGCCGCTCAAATGGCAGAGCAGGGTGGTTATTCCACCGATGTTGCCATGGCGTTGAGCACTGTGACGCCGGGTGCCGGTGGTGTGTTGGTTCCTCAAAACTTCGCAACCGAAATCATTGAAGCTCTGCGCCCAATGTCGGTTGTGCGAAAGATGGGTACCCGAAGTCTGCCATTGAACAATGGCAACTTGACCATGCCGCGAATCACCGGCAACACCATCGTGACCTACATCGGTACCGAAACCGATATCCCGATCACCGGCATGACGTTCGCTGACACGAAGCTTTCCGCGAAAAAAGCGGCAGCAATCGTGCCTATCTCGAATGACCTGATCGCCAACGCCGGGATCAGTCCGCGCATTGACGACATTGTCGTGAACGATCTAGCGGTGTCGATGGGGCTCTCGGAAGACCTGCACTTCATCCGCGCCGACGGCACGGGCACGCTGCCCAAGGGGATGCGCTACTGGGCACAAGCGTTCAATGTGTTGCCAGCTCCCGACACCGTTGGCATCACCCTGGAAAAAATCGACCTGTTCGCCGGCGGCATGATGCTTCGCATCGAAACGGCCAACGTGATGATGAAAGACTGCGGTTGGTTGATGCATCCGCGCGTGTTCCGCTGGTTGCAGTCGCTGCGTGATGGCAACGGCAACAAAGCCTATCCGGAAATCGAACAGGGCCTGTTCAAGGGGTATCCGGTAGGTCTGAGCAACCAGATCCCGGTCAACCTCGGTGTCGGCGGTAACGAGACCGAATTCTACTTCGTGAACTTCGCCGACATGATGATCGGTGAGGACATGGACCTGACGATCTCGTTCAGTAATGAGGCCTCGTACAAGGACTCCGAGGGCAACATGGTCAGCGCTTTCCAGCGTGACCAGACCCTGGTCAAGGTAATCGCCAAGCATGACTTCGGTCCACGTCACGTGGAGTGCATCGTGGTCGCCGTCGCCGTGAAGTGGGGCGCTGGCATGTAATCCTTTTGCCCCGCCTCGGCGGGGCTTTGCATATCTGAGGTCGAAGCGATGAGCGATAAAGTTGTTGTGCGGTTTCTGAAAGCCTGGCGCGGTTACTCGGCTGAGGAGTTGGCAGGGTTTGACGAAGAGGTTGCTGAGGGCCTGAAATCCAAGGGCTTTGCTGAGGCCTACGAAAAGCCTAAAGCCGGTAAGGGAGCATCGGCCAAAGCCAGTGGTGCAAAAAATGCTGGTGAAACTGGCACGGCAGGTTCACCCCCTGAATCCTCGGGTGCGGCGTTAAACGGTGCTGAAGGCGGCGAAGGTAATTCCGGTACCGATGACGACGCGAAGCCATAAGCCATGGCCCGCCGTATCGAGTACTTCGGCGAACCCGTTCTCACCCTGGCACAGGTTGCGTTCCAGTGTCGGGTTGAGCCAGAGGACATGGAGCCGGCGTTGATCGAACAGATCATCATTCCCGGCGTGACAACTCAATGTGAATCGAAGACGGGCGCTTCAATTCGCGGTGCGATTTACGAAGAGGACTGGCCGACTCACTTCGCGGCAGGCCATGCGCTGGATGTCGGCCAGGCCAATGAGATCGTTTCAGTTATGGCGCAGCAAGCGGACGGCGCATGGGTGGCCCAGCCGGGGCCGTTTGAGCTTCGTCAAGATCAGCGGGAAAGTTTCCTGTTCTTCCCGTCCCCAAGGCCGGCTGGTGTGCTGCGGATTCGGTATAAGGCACAGCTTGATATGGCCGTGCACCCCGGCGTCCGCAACTGGTTGTTGATGGCTGCGGCGACGATCTACCGACACCCGGAAATGTTTCTGGTGGGGCAGACCTTGGCAGAGCTGCCATCTGCATTCCTCGACCACTTGGTCGCTGAGATCACCGTCCCGCCGAGGTTCTGACTATGGCGATGCGCGAACCCAGTGCTGGGGAGTTGGCCCGGCGTATCACCCTGAGGTTGAGGACAGACATACCGGCTCCAGACCAAGGGCTCGACTCGCTGTTCACCGACCAGAAAAGGCGATGGGCAAAGATAGAGCCTGTCGGTACCGCCGTTTATGCGAACGGTGTTCAGACCGATGTGAAGATTACCCACCGGATGATCCTGTATTACCTGAAGGGAATGAGCGAATCCCACGAAGTTGTTCATGGCGACACGATCTATCGGGTGCGCAGGGTTGCAGACATGAACGGTAACAGTCGGTTTACCTTACTCGAAGTAGAAGAGCTGGGGCCGCAACTGGTCGGGGGAGGGATCTATGTCTAACTCGGCTTCGATTGATGGATACCTGCACGTCGAGGGCTTCGACAAGTTCGAGCGGGAGGCCTTTGACAAACGGAAGATTCGCGCCGGGATGCGGAAGGTTGGCCTGCTGATCACTCAAAAAGCACAAATGAACCTCGCGCTTGGCGGTGGACAGGATGGCTATCCAACAACGCGCACCGGTGCCACGGTGGAATCGATCAGTTTCAAGGTGTCGCGCTCCGGCTTTCTTGTTCGCATCTCTCCCACCAAAACCACGGCCATGGAAGATTTCTACCCGGCCTACCTGCACTACGGGGTGAAAAAAGGGAAGCGCCTCGGAAAGCTGGCGCCCGGGAAGGGCAAAGGTAAATCGAACCGTCGAGCAAAAGGTGCTCGCGCTGCGGCGTTGGCCGAGCGAGCTTCTGGTGAATGGCGAATCAAACCGCGGGATAACTACATGGCCGACGCCTTGCAGGATTCGGCATCACAAGTTCAATCGATCCTCTCTTCTGCGTTTTCTGCTGCCTTGGGTTGATCGTCGATCTTTCTGGACACTCTGATGAAACTGAATCCGATCGTTGCTCACCTTCGAGCGACATGCCCGACCTTTGCCGGGAGAGTCAGCGGCGGCATCGATTGGGATGCTGTCGTTGAAAGCGCAAAACTTGCTTTGCCCGCGGCCTACGTCATTGCGTCGGCGGATGCGGGTGGTCCCAATAAAGCGCAAAACGCTGTCATCCAAGACATCACTGATCAGTTCGCTGTGGTGATAGTTCTCGACGCCGGTGATGAGCGAGGGCAGGAAGCTAACGATTTGCTGCATGACCTGCGCGCCGAGCTCTGGCGATCGCTTGTGGGCTGGTGCCCGGCACCGGAGTACGAACCGATCGAATACGGCAAGGGCGCCTTGCTGCATACCAGCCGGGCACGTGTGGTTTACCAGTTTCTGTTCACTGCCGAGTTCCAGCTTGGCCGCAGCAGGCAAAGCGACCCCGCTGAGACCTGGCACGAACTTGAGCTCGACGGGTTGCCGCCTTTCACCGGCGCAGACTTCGACATGGACTGCATCGACCCGGCAGATCCAAACCTGCAACAACCTGGCCCGGATGGGCGCATTGAAGCGAAATTCTCAGGAGACGTAACACCATGACCAAACGCATCACTGTGGTGCCGGCCTCTGGCCGCTCTGTGCCCGATCCGGAGGCTGGCGACTTGTTGCCTGTTGAAGGCCGGGAAGTCCCAGATAACGCATGGTGGCGCCGCCGCCAAGCGGATGGGGACGTAACCCTCAAGGCTGATAAAGCCCAATCCATCAAGGGCGTCACCGCGCCGAAACCCGAGGAAGCGCAATAATGGCTATCGGATTCAGCAACATCCCCGCCGATGTCCGGGTGCCGCTGTTTTATGCGGAGATGGATAACTCGGCGGCCAACAGTGCGTCGTCGGCCATGCGTCGACTGATTGTTGCCCAGGTCAACGGTGACGCCGCCAGCGAAAGTATTGGCCAACTGGTGCTGGTGTCGAGTTTGGGCCTGGCCAAGGACATCGGCGGCCAAGGCTCGATGCTGGCGACGATGTACGAAACCTGGCGCAAGACTGATCCGATCGGCGAGATCTGGTGTCTGCCGCTACAAAACGATACCGGTACCGCTGCAACAGCGACGGTCACTATCACCGGTGCCGCGACCGAGCCTGGGTTGTTGAACCTGTACGTAGGTGGTGTTCGCGTGCAGTCGGTCGTCGTGTCGGCGGCTACTCCGACGATCGCAGCATCGGCGTTGGCCGTGAAGATCAACGCGACGCCAGACCTGCCAGTCACCGCTTTGGCTGTCGCGGGAGTAGTTACGCTCACTTGTAAGTGGAAGGGTGAGAGCGGCAACGACATTGGTCTGGTTCTGAATCGGCTGGGCAAGTCCAATGGCGAGGCGACCCCTGCGGGCCTGACTGTTATTGCGACCCAGATGACGGGGGGCGTCGGTGCGCCTGACCAGATCGATGCAGTAGCGGCGCTGGGCGATGAGCCTTTCGAATTCATCTGCGTGCCTTGGTCGGATACGACCACGCTGAACGCGTGGAAAGATGCGATGGACGACAACACCGGTCGCTGGAGCTGGGCCAAACAACTGTTCGGCCACGTCTACACGACGAAGCGCGGCACCTTGGGTACGCTGGTGGCGGCAGGTCAGGCGCGTAACGATCAGCACATGACGATCCAAGCGGTGGAGCCAGGTGTGCCCCAGCCGGTCTGGGTACAGGCAGCAGCACTGGCGGCGCGCACCTCGGTGTTCATCTCGGCAGATGCTAGCCGACCAACGCAAAGCGGCTCACTGCCCGGGCTGGATCCGGCACCTGCCAGCGAGCGGTTCACGCTCACGGAGCGACAATCGCTGCTGACCTACGGCCTGGCTACGGCCTACTACGAAGGTGGCTATGTGCGCATTCAGCGCTCGATCACCACCTACCAGAAAAACGCGTACGGCCAGGCGGACAACTCCTACCTGGACAGCGAGACCATGCACCAGTCGGCGTTCATCATCCGGCGCATGCAGAGCGTCATCACCAGCAAGTACGGTCGCCACAAGTTGGCCAGTGACGGTACGCGCTTCGGTGCCGGTCAGCCGATCGTCACGCCGAGCACCATTCGCGGCGAGTTGATCGCGCAATACGCCAAGCTCGAACTGGAAGGCCATGTGGAAAATGCTGACCTGTTCGCCGAGCACCTGGTGGTGGAGCGCGACAGCAATGACCCGAGCCGCGTGAACGTGTTGTTCCCGCCGGACTACATCAACGGTCTGCGTATTTTTGCGCTGCTCAACCAGTTCCGCCTCCAGTACGACGCCGCCGCGTAACGCTGACCACGATCACCAAGCCCGCCCCGAGCGGGCTTTTTCATTCTGGAGATACAACCCATGGGCAAAAAAGTAGCGGGCACGGCGTACATCAAGGTGGATGGAATGCAGCTGACCGTCACCGGTGGCGCCGAAGCGCCGTTGATGGATAAAAAAAGGGAGACGGTTTATCCGGGCTTCTACAAGGAAGAGGAGTTGGCGCCTTATCTGAAGATGACCGTTATTCATGATCCGGCTCTATCGCTCAAAACGCTGACCGAAGGCACCGACATGACGGTCACCTGTGAATTCAACAACGGCAAGGTCTACGTGCTTTCGGGTGCGTACCTGGTCGACGAGCCGACGACGAAAGGCGATGACGGCACCATTGAACTGCAATTCGACGGCATTAAAGGGGTGTGGCAATGACGGGCACAGTAAAACTTCAGGTGGCCATCGAGGCCCACGGCGAGCCTCTGACCGAGCTGACGCTGCGTCGGCCGACCGTACAGGAAGTGCGCGCCATCAAGGCGCTTCCATACAGAATCGGCAAAGACGAAGAGGTCAGTCTCGATATGGATGTGGCCGCCAAATACATCGCGATCTGCACCGCCATCCCACCATCGTCCGTCAACCAGTTGGACCTTGCAGACCTGAATGACCTGAGTTGGCAGATCGCAGGTTTTTTCATGACAGCGGCGTCGAAACCGTCGACGACTTAATCAGGGTCGCCTACGACTTGGCCTGGTATTGGAAGGTTGACCCCCAACAAATGATGGCCAGGTCACTGGATATGCTCATCGAATGCCTTGAGCACGGCCAGCGTATTCACGGTATACAGGAGGGGCAGTGATGGCGGACAAGTTCCAGCTCAAGGCGTTGATCACCGGCGTTGATAAGTTGTCGCCGACACTGACCGGGATCCGTAAGAACGTTGCGGGCTTCCGCAAACAGATGAGCAGCTCAGGCCTTGGCAACATCGGCTTTCAGGACATGTTGCAGGGCGGCGCCTTTGCTGCGCCGTTCATTGCTGGCGCCCGTGCTGCCATGGAATTCGAAACGTCCATGGCCGATGTGAAGAAGGTGGTTACCTTCGACACGCCCGAACAGTTCAAGCAGATGGGGCAGGACGTGCTTGATATGTCGGAGAAAATGCCGATGGCGGCGAGCGGCATCGCGGCCATTGTTGCTGCCGGCGGCCAAGCCGGTTTCGCCCGTGGTGAGCTGAAGCAGTTCGCTGAAGACGCGGTGAAGATGGGCATCGCCTTCGATCAAACAGCCGACCAGTCCGGCGACATGATGGCGAAGTGGCGCACCTCTTTCAAAATGACCCAGCCCGAAGTCGTAACCCTGGCTGACAAGATCAACTACCTGAGCAACATCGGTCCTTCGTCCGCAGCGCAGATCTCCGACATCGTGACCCGGATCGGTTCGTTGGGTGGTATCGCCGGCCTGTCAGCAGGTCAGGTTGCCGCGATGGGGGCCACGCTTGCGGGCGTGGGTGTCCCGAGTGAAGTAGCGGCAACGGGCATGAAGAATTTCATGCTGTCGCTGACCAAGGGCAGTGCGGCCACCAAACAACAATCGGAGGCTTTCAAGTCGCTGCGTTTGGATGTGAAGCAAGTTTCGAAGAGCATGCAAAAGGATGCTCAGGGCACGATCGAAGATGTGCTGGAGCGCATCGCCAAGGTCGATCCGGCGAAGCAGGCCGGGTTACTGACGCAGCTCTTCGGTACCGAGTCGGTGTCTGCCATCGCGCCACTGCTGACCAACCTCGATCTGTTGAAATCCAGCTTCGGCGCCGTAGGCAAGGAAGGAAAATTTGCTGGATCGATGGAGGCGGAATACACGGCTCGGTCCGCGACCACTGCCAACTCCATGCAGCTGCTGACCAACAAGGTAACCCGGTTGGGTATCGCAGTGGGTTCCGGTCTCCTACCGCCGTTCAATGACTTCATGGACCAGATCGGCCCAGCCATCTCCCAAATGTCTTCGCTCGCCGGTGAACACCCTGGTGTTATCCGTGGGGTGTTGGGTGCCGGCGTTGCCTTTGGTGTTCTGCGTGTCGCGGTGATGGGCGCCGTGGTGGCAACCAAGATCCTCAGCGCCGTCACCGCAATGTCGCCGATCGGGATAATCGTTCGCGGTATCGCGCTAGCGGCCGGCCTGTTGATTGCCAACTGGGCGACCGTTGCGCCGTACTTCGAAGCGATCTGGGAAAAGATCAAAGGTCCGGCCATGGTCCTGTGGGGCTGGTTTAAGCAGGCCTTTGCATTCACTCCGATCCCGATGGTGATGGAAAACTGGGGGCCGTTGACTGAGTTGTTCTCGGCGCTTTGGGATGTTCTTGTCGCCGTCTCCACCCCGGTAATGGATTTCCTCGGGCGCATGTTTGAGTGGACGCCGCTCGGGATGATTGCCAAGAACTGGGCGCCCATCACTGAGTGGTTTCAGAAGCTCTGGGCGAAACTGAAACCGATCATCGAACCGATGATGAAGTACTTCGGAGGCGGCGAGGGTGGTGAAGGAATCATCAAAACCGCCACCAATAAAGCCAATGAGTTTGCCGAAGAGCAGCGCGTGCGCAACGCGGGACCAGGTGGCGGCGATGGCTCGTTTGTTGAGGCCGGCGCTGTCGAAGGCGCGCAGCGATATCAGCGGATGATGAAAAACGCGGCGGGCATCCCGAGCACTGAAAAGTTGTTGAGTCGGCCAAATCTGGCCAACCAATCCAGCGGTCTGCTTCAGCAGGCATCAGGTAATCAGGCGCCAAAGCTCAATGGTGAAATCACCATCAACATCCCCGGTGCTCCTCCCGGTACCACCGTCGATCAAGCGAAAACCAATCAACCGGGCCTGAGCATCAAGCCCAGTGTCGGTACCCGAACCATCGGTGTTATGAGGCCCAACTAATGACTGTGACGTGGCGTGATAAGTTGTTGCCGGCTTCGTTCCGGGGGATCAGCTTCTTGATCCCCCAGACTTCGGTGCCGGTGGGTATGAAGGGACAGCTGCATGAATTTCCGCAGCGAGACACACCGTTCTTTGAGCAGTTGGGCAAGCAATCCCAGGTGCACAAGATGACGGCGTGGATCATCGGTGATGATTGTTTCGAGCGTCGAGACAAGTTGATCGAGGCGCTGAACACGCCGGGCGGCGGCGAGCTGGTGCATCCCTGGCTCGGAAAAATGCAGGTCAAGGCAGGCGAGTGCGATATGTCCCACGACTTCGTGGGCGGTGGCATGGTCAGTTTTGAGCTGACTTTCTATCCGGACGTGCCGCTTAAGACGCCCGCGGCGAAGGTCAACACCCAGGCGCAAGTGGTGAATTCGTCTGAAAGCCTGCTGACGTCTTCGCTCAATCGATACAAGACCGCCATGGGTACAGTTAATCAAGCCCGGCTCGGGTTGCTACAAATGCGCAACAGCCTGACGAACGTCTTCTCTGTCATTCAGCAGCAGTTCGCGCCGTTCGTGAGTGTCTTCACGGATGTCACGGGTTTCGCGCAATCGCTCATCAACTCCCCTGGCTCTTTGTCCTCGCTTTTCTCCAGCTACTTCAGCAGCTTTTCAGGTTTCGATTTTTTCAGCTCAAGTTCAAGTGGTCGGTCCAGCTCGGGCAGCAGCTTCGGTAGTAGCTCGGGCAATGATGGTGGCGGTTACCGCGGGGCTGTCGCCGAAGCCAGCCAGCAGACGGCGGCGGTCGGCAGTATCAACACCGTCAGCTCTATCGGTGGCACTGATGCAATCACTGCATCACAGGCCACCGCAAATCTGGTGCAGGATTCAACCCTGGTGCAGATCGGCCTGATCGTGAGCGAGATGCCAGTAGCCCCGCAGCCAGAGTCAATTGAGGCCATGCCTTCCGTTGAGCAACAGGCGCTCCAGCCCATTGTTCGGCCCGACGTGCCGGTGGCTGACGACGTGATCGAACTCCGTGACAACCTCAATGAGGCCATTCATGAAGCGTCACTGAAGGCTGATCCCGAGCACTATCTGGTGCTGAACAATTTTCGGCAGACGGTGGTAAAGCACCTGACGGCTGTCGCGCAATCCGGGGTCAAGTTGGTCGACATCACGCCGCCTGAAACCTTGCCTGCATTGGTGCTGGCCTACAGACGCTTCGGCGATGCAACGCGCTCGCCGGAGGTCGTTCAGCGCAACCGCATTCAGCACCCAGGCTTTGTGCCGGCGGTGCCCATCAAAATCGCCCAGAGGTAACCAATGTCCGATGACCAAAATGCGGTCAGCCTTACGGTTGGCGGTCTGGATTACTTCGGCTGGAAATCGGTGGAAATCACTGCGGGGCTCGAAGATCAGGCCCGATCGTTCAATGTGTCGTTGACGTGGAAGTGGCCGGGGCAGGTTCAAAACGTACCGATCCGGCAGGGCGACAAGTGCCAGGTGAAAATCGGTAATGACCTGGTGCTGACGGCGTGGGTGTTTGCAACACCGGTCAGCTACGACGATAAGCAAATCACCAAGACGATCAGCGGGCGATCATTGACGGCGGACCTGGTGGACTGCGCGGCAGTCAACAAGCCTGGCCAATGGAACAACCAGGCGGTGCTGGCCATCGTCAAAGCGTTGGCTGCGCCCTATGGCATCACGGTGAACAGTGAGATCCCTGAAGGCGGAAAACTTTCTGACCACACCATCGAGCCGGGCGAGACGGCGTTCGCCTCCATTGACCGGTTGCTGACATTGTTCCGGGTGTTCTCCACGGACGACGCGCGCGGTGCCGCCGTGCTGGCCAGCCCAGGCAGTGGTGGCCGCACCTTCGATGCGATTGAGGTGGGCAAGAACGTCAAGACCGGCGATGCGCCGCTCGACTTCTCCGGGGTGTTTTCTGAGTACCAGGTGCTGGGCCAGAAAAGCGGCACCGACGATGAGTTTGGTCCCGATGCCGCTGAGGTTTCGGCCAGTGCCGCTGACGATCGCACCACCCGCAAACGGGTGATGATCATTCAGGAGTCCGGCCAGGTGACCAACGAGCTGGCCCAGTCGCGGGCCAACTGGGAACGTAGCAGCCGAATGGGGAAGGCGCTGACGGTCACTTATGTGGTTCAGGGCTGGCGTCAATCCAATGGACAGCTTTGGCGACACAACATGATTGTCAGGGTGATCGACCCCATCATTGGCATGGACCGAGACATGCTGATCTCGCGCATCACCTACACGCTGAACGAGCAGGGGATGCTCGCCAAGTTGGAGGTGGGGCCGCCTGAAAGTTTTGAGCCTGAGCCGAAGGACCCGCATGGCAAAAGGAAGGTGAAGAAGGGCGGCAAGGGTGACAACTTCGAATACCTGATCCCCGCTGACTACGAGCCCAAAAAATGAATATGAAAAACTTGCTCGCCCGCGGCACGGTGGTGCTGGTCAATGCCACCAAAAAACTCCAAGGCCTACAGGTTCGCCTCACCGCTGGTGAGCTCAAGGATGGCGCTGAACACTTCGAACCTTACGGTTTCACCAGCAACCCACTGCCCGGCGCCGAGGTGCTGGCTGCGTTCATCGGTGGTGATCGATCCCATGCGGTGGTGCTGGTGGCCGCTGATCGCCGGTACCGCATTCAGGCAATGGCGTCCGGCGAGGTGGCCATCTACACCGACGAAGGTGATCACATCCACTTCAAGCGCGGGCGGATCATCGACATCGAGACGCAGACCCTGAACATCAAGGCCACGACAGCGGTGAACATTGATTCGCCGGTGATCAACCAGACAGGGGAAATCGTTTCGCAGGGTGATCAGGTCGCTGGTGGCATCAGCCAAATTCATCACGTTCACGGGGGCGTTATGGCTGGTAGTGGTCAGAGCGCCGCGCCTGTCGCGGGAGGTTGAGCATGGTCATTTCTTCCGAGGTTGAGGCTGCGCTTATTCGCGCCGTGACAATCAGCCTGTACACCTGGCGCCGCGCCGAAACAGATGATCTTGTTGATGACGATGAACGTTTTGGTTGGTGGGGCGACAGCTACCCGCCGATCACGAATGACCGCATCGGCTCCCGCCTGTGGCTACTGCGTCGGGTGAAGCTGACACCACAAACCCAGCGCGATGCCGAGGCCTACGCACATGAGGCCCTGCAATGGTTGCTGGATGACGGTCATGTTGTCGACATCGCTATCGCCAGCGAAAAAGTCGATATCAACCGACTGAACCTTATCCCGACGCTGACCATTACCGGCGGTACACGTCTTGAAATCAAACAACCCTCTTCATGGCAGGTGATCTATGCCGTTTGAAACGCCTTCGCTACCTGTCTTGATCGGCCGTACCCAAGGTGACTTGGCCTCTGACTCGCTGCGCCGATCTGATGCACAGGTGCTGGCCAGAACCTTGGGTGGCACGGCTTTTGGTTTGTACGGCTACCTCGACTGGATCGTCGAGCAAATCCTGCCCGATCGGGCGGACGAAGAAACGCTGGAGCGGGTTGCGTTGTTGCGCCTGAATCAGCCGCGCAACCCAGCCCAGCCGGCAGAAGGGCCAGTCAGCTTTACAGCCGCAGCGGGGGCTGTGCTCGATATTGATGTTGTGCTGCAGGCTGGTGATGGTCGCACCTATAAGGTGACGACTGGCGTCACCACGGTGGCGGGACTTAACACCACCACGATCGAGGCGGTCGACGCCGGCACTCTGGGCAACGCTGATCCGGGTCTGACTTTGAGCCTGGTCCAGCCGGTGGCCGGCGTCACCAATACTTTTACCGTGTTGGCTCCCGGTGTAACGGGTGGTATCGCGAAGGAAAGCGTTGAGTCGCTGCGTGCCCGAGTGGTGCGGTCCTATCGGGTTATCCCGCACGGTGGATCTTCCGCCGATTATGAGACGTGGGCACTGGAGGTTGCCGGTGTGACTCGTGCCTGGTGTCGCGGTAGCTACCTGGGGCCAGGCACCGTTGGCTTATTTATCATGCGTGATGGCGATGTCGATCCGGTTCCTAATCCGGCGCAGCTCGCGGAAGTGAAAGCCTACATCGAGCCGCTGCGGCCGGTAACGGCTGAGCTATATGTCCTCGCACCCAACAGAGTCCCGGTGCTCTACACCATCCATGCGGTACCAGACACCAGCGCGGTTCGTGCTGGCATTCAGGCGCAGTTGATAGATCTGCACGAGCGAGAGGCCGGGCTTGGGGACACTCTGCTCATAAGCCATATCCGTGAGGCGATCAGCGGATCATCAGGCGAGACCGACCACCAGTTGATAGCGCCTGTGGCCAATGTCGTGCCCGCCACCAACCAACTGCTGACATTTGGGGGTATCACATGGCTGTAGCGAGAACCGCCGATCAATACCGCCAGCAGCTTCGGGGGCTCCTGCCTGCCGGCCCCGCATGGGATCCGGAGTTGGTGCCGGAGATTGATCTTGTCCTGACGGGCGTTTCGCTGGAGTTCTCCCGGCTCGATGCACGAGCGGTTGACCTGCTTAACGAGATGGACCCCTCGGGCGTGAGCGAACTGGTGCCGGACTGGGAGGCTGTAATGGGGTTGCCCGATGTCTGTCTCGGGCCAAACCCAGCGTTTGAAGACAGGCGTCTGGCAGTGAGGCGCAGACTGGTGGAAGTGGGAGGGCAGAGCAGGGCTTACTTCCTTGAAATCGCAGTGAGCCAGGGCTACCCGAATCCCACTATCACCGAACATCGAGCGCCCCGTATGGGGCGTTCTCGTTTTGGGGCGGCGCATTTTGGGACCTGGCATGCGCAGTTCATGTGGACGCTCAACACCGGGGGGCGTCAGCGGCAAGGCCGTCGCTTTGGCGTCAGCTATTGGGGCGAACGCTTTGGGGCAAACCCGGGCAACGCCATCGAATGCTTGATCCGTCGGCCGGCGCCGGCGCACACCGTTGTGCACATCAATTACGACTGAGGGGATGGAACGTGGATTATCCAAAAAGTGTGCCCAGTATTGGGCTGGTAGGTGGCAAGTTTGTAGACGAGGATCCTCTGGCAGGTACACCGGGTTCACTGATCCCTTCGGCGTGGGGCAACTCAGTCACTGACGAAATGCTGAATGTCATTCAGGCTGCGGGGCTTGTCCCGGCTGAAGCGGATTTGACCCAGCTGTTGAAGGCCATCCGCGCGCTTGGTCAAGCTGGCGCTACGAATTACGCGTTGGATACGGGCGTTGCGAACGCCTATGTGGCGGCGTTTACCCCGTCCATCACCAGCCGCGTCAATGGTCGGCTGTTGCGCTTCAAAGCGAAGACTACCAACACCGCGTCGTCGACGTTCAATGACGGCGCCGGTCTGGCGAACTTGGTCGGCCTGGGGGGCTTGGCGCTGCAAGGCGGTGAAGTGGTCGTCGACGGTATCTGTACGGTGTGCTGGAACAGTTCGCTATGGGGCGGCGCGGGGGCCTATGTGCTGCTGTCGTGTGATACCGCGCCACTGCAAGTGGCTCCCGCGCTCAAGAGTAGCCACGCGGTCACGCTCGGCCAGCTGCAGAATCGCGGGTCGCAGCTATTCGCGTCCAATGGCACGTTTACCGTGCCCGCTGGTATTACCTCGGTTCTGGTCACTCTTTGTGGAGGTGGCGGCGGCGGTGCGGCTTATTACGATACGACCTCGGCCGGTGGCGGCGGGGGCGGTGGCGCCGGTTGGGACAAAGTCGGTGGCGCTGGCGGCAATGCGGCGGGCGGGATCTACAACGCCAGCAGCGGCACCATTACCATCATCGGCACTTCGACCATCAGCAACAACATCGGCGCCGGTGGTGGCGGTGGCGGTGGCGGTGGCCAAGGCAGCAATGCCAGCAATGGCGGCATCGGCGGTCGGGGCGTCGGCGCGATCTGGAACAAAGGCACGCTGCTGATCACGGCCTCCAACTTCGCGGCCCTGGCTGGTAATGCCGCGGCCAGTGGAGCAGGCGGTACCGCGCAGGGTGGAGGTACAACCGGCACTTCGCCGACCTCCGTCGCGACTATCTTCAACGACGGAGGTGTACTCAACACCGCGTATGCGCCGCCGCCGACCGCAACCATTGTGGTCGCTGACACCACCCTGAGCATCGGCGAAACGTCCTTGGTGACGATCACCTTTTCCGAGGCCGTGACCGGTTTCACCAACGCCGACCTGACCATTGCAAATGGCACCCTGAGCGCCGTCAGCAGCGCCGATGGCGGCATCACCTGGACGGCCACCTTCACGCCGACCGCGAGCATTTCCGATACGACCAACCTCATCACCCTGGACAACACCGGGGTGAACAACGGCCTGGGCACGGCCGGCGTCGGTACCACGAACTCCAATAACTACGTGGTCGACACCTTGCGCCCAACCGTCGGCATCGTGTTCACCGACACCGCGCTGAAGATCGGCGAAACGTCGCTGGTGACCTTCACCTTCAGCGAGGCCGTGACAGGTTTTACCAACGCGGACCTGACGATTGCCAACGGCACCTTGTCGGCCGTGAGCAGCAGCGATGGCGGCATCACCTGGACGGGCACCTTCACGCCAACCGCCAGCATCACTGACGCGACCAACCTGATCACCCTCGATAACACCGGGGTCAGCGACCTGGTCGGCAACGCCGGCAGCGGCACCACCGATTCGAACAATTACGCCATCGATACCGTGCGCCCGACCGCGACCATCGTGGTGGCCGACACGGCACTGAAAATCGGCGAAACGTCGCTGGTGACCATCACCTTCAGCGAAGCCGTCAGCGGTTTCACCAACGCCGACCTGACGATTGCCAACGGCACGTTGAGCGCGGTGAGCAGCAGCGATGGCGGCATCACCTGGACGGCGACCTTCACACCGACTGCCAGCGTCAATGACACAACCAACCTGATCACCCTGAACAACACAGGGGTCAGCGACCTGGCGGGCAACGCCGGCAGCGGCACCACCGATTCCAACAACTACGCCATCGATACATTGCGTCCAACGGCAACCATCGTGGTGGCGGACACCGCATTGAGAATCGGTGAGACCTCGCTGGTGACCATCACCTTCTCCGAGGCGGTGAGCGGTTTCACCAACGCCGACCTGACTATCGCCAACGGCACATTGACGGCCGTGAGCAGCAGCGACGGCGGAATTACCTGGACGGCGACCTTCACGCCGACCGCCAGCATCAACGACACAACCAACCTGATCACCCTGAACAACACCGGGGTCAGCGACCTGGCGGGCAACGCCGGCAGCGGCACTACCGATTCGAACAACTACGCCATCGACACCGTGCGGCCAACGGCAACCATCGTGGTGGCGGACACCGCATTGAGAATCGGCGAAACCTCGCTGGTCACCATCACCTTCTCTGAAGCGGTCAGCGGTTTCACCAACGCCGACCTGACGATTGCCAACGGCACGTTGACGGCCGTGAGCAGCAGCGATGGCGGCATCACCTGGACCGCGACCTTTACCCCGAGCGCCAGCATCAACGACACGACCAACCTGGTCACCCTGAACAACACCGGCATCGCGGATCTAGCGGGCAACGCCGGCAGCGGCACTACCGATTCCAATAACTACGCCATCGACACGGTGCGTCCGACGGCCACGATTGTGCTGGCCGATACCACCCTGACCGCGGGCGAAACCTCGCTGGTGACCATCACCTTCTCCGAGGCCGTCAGTGGTTTCACCAACGCTGACCTGACGATTGCCAATGGCACGTTGACGGCTGTGAGCAGCAGCGACGGTGGCATCACCTGGACCGCGACCTTCACGCCTACCGTCGGCGTGAATGACCTGACCAACGTCATCACCCTGGCCAATACCGGCGTGGCCGACCTTGCCGGTAACACCGGCAGCGGCACCACCAATTCCGGCAATTACACGATCGATACCGTGCTGCCGACGGCGACTATCGTGGTCGCCGACAATGCGCTGAGAATCGGCGAAACCTCGCTGGTGACCATCACCTTCTCCGAAGCAGTGACCGGTTTCAGCAACGCCGACCTGACCATCGCGAACGGCACGCTCAGCGCGGTGAGCAGCGCCGATGGCGGGATCACCTGGACGGCCACGTTCACGCCGACCGGCAGCATTACCGACGCGACCAACCTGATCGTGCTCAACAACAGCGGTGTGCAAAACGGTTCGGGCAATGCCGGCAGCGGCACCACCAACTCCAACAACTACGCCATCGACACCGTGCGCCCGACGGCCACCATCGTGGTGGCGGACACTGCACTGAGCATCGGCGAAACCTCGCTGGTCACGATTACCTTCTCGGAAGCGGTCAGCGGTTTCACCAACGCCGACCTGACCCTTGCCAACGGCACGTTGAGCGCGGTGAGCAGCAGTGACGGCGGCATCACCTGGACGGCGACCTTCACCCCGAGTGCCAGCGTCAATGACACGACTAACCTGATCACCCTGGACAACACCGGGATCGCGGATCTGGCGGGCAACGCCGGCAGCGGCACCACCGATTCCAACAACTACGCCATCGATACGCTCCGCCCTACCGCGACCATCGTCCTGGCAGACCCGACCCTGAGTGCCGGCGAAACTTCGCTGGTGACCATCACCTTCTCCGAGGCCGTCAGTGGTTTCACCAACGCTGACCTGACGATTGCCAACGGCACGTTAACCGCCGTGAGCAGCAGCGACGGTGGCATCACCTGGACCGCGACCTTCACGCCCACCGTCGGCGTGAATGACCTGACCAACGTCATCACCTTGGCCAATACCGGCGTGGCTGACCTTGCTGGCAATACCGGCAGCGGCACCACCAATTCCGGCAATTACACGATCGATACCGTGCTGCCGACGGCGACTATCGTGGTCGCCGACAACGCCCTGAACATCGGTGAAACCTCCCTGGTGACCATCACCTTCAGCGAAGCCGTGAGCGGTTTCAGCAACGCCGACCTGACGATTGCCAACGGCACGTTGAGCGCGGTGAGCAGCAGCGACGGCGGCATCACCTGGACGGCGACTTTCACGCCGACCACCAGCATCACCGATGCCACCAACCTGATTACCCTGGACAACAGCGGTGTGCAAAATGCCTCGGGCAACGTGGGCAGCGGCACCACCGATTCGAACAACTTCGCCATCGACACCGTGCGCCCGACGGCCACCATCGTGGTGGCGGACACCACGCTGGCGCTGGGCCAAACCTCGCTGGTCACCATCACGTTCAGCGAGGCGGTCAGCGGTTTCTCCAATGCCGACCTGACTATTGCCAACGGCACGTTGAGTGCGGTGAGCAGCAGCGACGGCGGCATCACCTGGACGGCAACCTTCACGCCGACTGTCAGCGTCAACGATGCGACTAACCTAATCACGCTGGACAACACCGGCATCGTCGACCTGGCCGGTAACGCGGGCAGCGGCACCACCGACTCCAACAACTACGTGATCGACAGCCTGCGTCCGACCGCCACCATCGTCTTGAGTGATACGACTCTGAAACCGGGCGAAACCTCACTGGTGACCATCACCTTCAGCGAGGCGGTCAGCGGTTTCGACAACAGCGACTTGAGCATTGCCAACGGCACGTTGAGCGCCGTGAGCAGCAGCGATGGCGGGATCACCTGGACCGCGACTTTCACCCCGACCCTCGGCGTGACCGATGCGACTAACCTCATCACCCTGAACAACACCGGCATCGCAGACCAGGCCGGTAACGCCGGTACGGGCACCACCAACTCCGCCAACTACGTGGTGGAAACCCAAGTGCCGACCGCGACCATCGTGATCGCCGACAACGCCCTCAAGGCCGGCGAAACTTCAGGCGTGACCATCACCTTCAGCGAAGCGGTGAGTGGTTTCAGCAACGCTGACCTGACCATCGCCAACGGCACGCTGAGCAATGTCTCGTCCAGCGACGGCGGCGTCACCTGGACGGCGACCTTCACGCCAACGGTCGACGTGACGGACAGCAGCAACCTGATCAGCCTCGACAACAGCGGTGTGATCAATGCGTCAGGCAACAGCGGCGTGGGCGTGACCGATTCCAATAATTACGCCGTCGACACGGCGCGGCCGACCGCCACCATCGTGGTCGCGGACAATCGCCTCGGTATCGGCGAGACCACCACGGTGACCATCACCTTCAGCGAAGCGGTGTCCGGTTTCGACTTGTCGGACCTCAGCGTGGCCAACGGTGTGCTGTCCAACCTGGCCAGCAGCGACGGCGGCGTGACCTGGACCGCGACCCTGACGCCGACGGCGAACATCAACGACACCACCAACCTGATCCTGCTCGACACCGGCAACGTGGCTGACGCGGCAGGCAATGCCGGTGCCGCGATTGCCATTTCCAACAACTACGCCCTCGATGCCACGCGCCCGACCGCCACCATCGTGGTCGCCAATTCGCATTTGGGCATTGGCCAGACCACGCTCGTGACCTTCACCTTCAGCGAGGTGGTCAGCGACTTCGACTTGTCGGATTTGAGCGTGACCAACGGCGAGTTGAGCAACCTGGCCAGCAGTGACGGCGGCAAGACCTGGACCGCGACCTTCACGCCCACAGCAAATATGTCCGACCCGAGCAACTTCATCGCCCTCGACACCAGCAATGTCGCCGACCTGGCAGGCAACATCGGCAGCAGCTTCGCCGTGTCCAACAATTACGCCATCGACGGTGAACGGCCGACCGTCACCGTCGTGGTCGCCAACCCCAACATTGGCGTCGGGCAGACGTCGCTGGTGACGATCACGTTCAATGAAGCAGTGAGCGGTTTCGATCTGTCCGACATCAATGTGGCCAACGGCACGTTGTCCGACCTGTCCAGCAGCGACGGCGGCACAACCTGGACCGCGATGCTGACGCCTACCAACAATGTCAGCAACGGCAGCAACGTGATCAGCCTGAACATCGCGGGCGTCAGTGACGGTTCGGGCAATGCCGGCAGCGGCGCCAGCCAGTCGAATAACTTCGCGATCAACACCGTATCGACCCCAAGTGTGTTGGTGCCGGTCGATCCGGTGATCCCCGTCTCGCAACCCGTAACCGTTGCCGAGCAACCGAACGTGCCGCTGCAACCGATCATTTTCGCCGCGCCAACGGGCGCGCTGGGCTCGCCGCTGACCTTTACCCCGCTGTTCGAAGACCGGGTGATCGGCAACGGCATCCGGCCGCTGGGGGACATTTTCATCAACCGTGGCGCGCTGACCCGCAGCTTCATCGCCCAGGTATTCAGCAGCAGCGACAGTGGCGGCGATGGGTCAGGTCACGGTTTCCTTGGCTTTGGGGGTGGCGATGGCGGGGTATTCAGCACCAGTACGCTGTCGAGTCTGTTCAATCAGGACACCAGCAGTGAACGCGGCGAGCTGAACTCTTTCGGCAGTCATTCCATCAGGGGCGGGGATGTTTCCCAAGGACTGCGCGGCGTGTTTGGCGCGCTGACGCTGAACGAGCAATTGCAACAACTCAAAGACACCGAGCAACGGCAGGTCGACAGCCTGGCCGCAGCGTTGAAACAGGTCGGCATCAGCGAAATGCAGGCCTGA